AAAGTTAAATCGTCATTACTGACTCCAACTTTAAACTCAAACGTTACTGCATATTTTTTTTCTTCCATTTCACTCATCTCCCTAATCTCATTCTCAACCCTGGCAACAAATTCTGCACATTCCCCACATAAACCGCAGCATATTGAGCTTGCCCTGTGCGAAGATAGGTTTGTGCTTTAATAAGCTGCATTGCTGCTTGTTGCAATATTTCATCCAACCGCATTTTTTCTTGCTCAGTCATACTTCCTCCACTTCAACCACGTCATCAATTTCTGTAATGGTGTGCGGTAGTTTATTTACATCGCATACATTTAGATCGCACATATCTAAAACTTGTTCGTTGCTTTCTGCTTCAACAACGGCTTCTACTAAACAGTAAAAACGGGCTATATATTTCGCCATGATTTCCTCCTAGAAAGGTTTTCTAATTACTCGGTCACAAAACGCGGCACGGCGTTTGCACCATTCTTTATTTTTTTGGCCGCTCGCATTAAGCTCTGCGATAGCCCATTGTTCCTTGGCGTCTTGTAAGTCGCCTTGGTGTTCACTTTTTGCTGCTTTTTCGCTGTAATATTTAAAGCGGTTAAACTTGTGGATGTTCTCCATTTTTTTGTTTCCTTTTATGGTTGGTTAAAACTTATTATGAACGCCCCTTAAATTAGGGTTTAAAGAGCGTTTAAATAGGCTTTATTCCTGGTCTAATATGCCCACTATTAGGCTTAGAATTACCCCGGCAATCAAATAGGACACTGGGTTCAATGCCCAGGCTGGCATTATTTCGCCTCCTGTTCAAAAGGGGTGATCACAAAATCTTCCACACCGGTTTTAATCGTTACACCAGCCACTGTTGCGGCTAATTCAGGCTCATTTAACATGGCCTCTTTGTTCACTTCTTCTTTGGTGCGGATAAAGCGAACCAAGCCTAACGTGTGCAAACTTTCAATCACGCTCTCTGTGCCGCGAATACCGACTGACGGTGGACGTTGTCGCCATTGCACTTCACCGGTGTTGAAAGTGCCTGTTTTGGTTTTGCCGTTTAATGTCAATTCATCGCGGCGGCTTTCACACCAGGCTTGCACAGCATCTTGTTTTGGCGCGATCTTTTCTTTGATTGCGTTCATCTTTGGTGCGTATTCTTCGGTGATGGCGGCCAAGCGGTCGTTTTGTTCAATCGCGAGGCGTTCTAATTCGCGGTTTAAATCGCCGATCTCTTTAATTGCCACTTCCACTTCATCGCGCGTTTGATAACGCACTGCAAAGGTGTCGGTTTTAATTCGGGTTGGTTTTTTTGCCATTTTTTCCTCCTGGTTTTAGTGTAAATAACTGCGCCAAATTACCTTGATGCCTTCGACCATCATTTGATATTCGGCAAAATGCACGCCATCGTTGCCTTGGATATACGCAAGCGCTTGGCCTGTTTTCTCTAATTTCTTAGTTAATGCGTTCGGCTCAATGCGCACGCGCGGTTTGATTTTGTCAAACTCAATGCTTAATACATGCAAGCCCATTTTGTTTAACTCAAACACGCATTTTTGGGTTTGTGATAAGTAACCTAGGGCGATTTTGTTGCAGCCACCAAACACAGGGTGAGGTTTGGCTTGTTCGCTTAAAGTGCGGTTGATTTTTGCTGAATTTTCCATTAGTTCGCTCCTTTCATTTGTGCTTGGGCGGTTAAAATGAGGTCGAGTGTGATTACAGTGCCTTGTCCTTTCGCTGTCATGCCGGCTAGGCGTAAATATTGCGTTAAAGCGCGTAAGCCGCCCGCCTTGCCGCCGATGTCATAAAGGACGGTCATTAAATCCTTGTCGGCTATATCAAGCCCCCAGGCTTGCGCGATGGCTTTAATATCGCCTTTTGTGCTGGCTTTAACGCCGCAGTTGTTACCAATTCGTGACCAAAGACGCGCGTATTCATGCGCCTGGTTCACGCCGCCTTGGATGCGGGTGTAAACTTTATCGTTACCAATTAATGCAAAGCCTACTTCGGCTTCTTCTTGGATAATTCGGATCTCTTCTAACGCGTCATAAGGAAGGTGGTCGCTTTCATCAATGATGACCAAACCCTGTGTGCCTTTGAGCTTTTTAGTAATTAGGCGTGATAGGCGGTCTTTACGGCGTGGCGCATCGTTAATACCTAACTCAAGAGCTAACTCATACAAAATACTGCTTAATGTTGCGCGCGCTGGGCTTGCCGTAATCATCCACACGTTTTGGTTGGCTTTTTTGTATTCTTGGCATGCTTTTGTTTTACCTACACCGCTCGCGCCGTAAACGGTCACCATGGTTGGCAAAATCTTGGCCATATCTAACGCTGAAAAAACTTTCTTGGCGGTCGGAATTTCGATAAAGTGCGGTGCTTCTACAAACACTTTTTCTTTTTTCTCGCGGGTTGAAAGCCAGTTTTTTAATGCAACTTCTACGTTTTCAACGTTCCCGGTGTAAGTGCCTTTTAAATATGCACTCAAAGCCCCGGCTGAAATCCCAGCTTGCGCGGCAATTTCGCGCTGCGTGTGGACTTGGTTATCTAAAAGTTGCTTGATTTGTTCAATTAAAGTCATGTTTAACGCTCCTTAAATGCGGCTTAAAGCCCTTTTTCTTCTTTCAGCATGGCTAATCCTTTGCGCCAGCCTTGTTCAAAATCGTTGGTATCTTCATCGTCATCTAATACCGCTTCGTGTTTGCGCACTGCGTTACCTTCTTGTCGGAATAGCTCGATGATTTTCGGTTCTAGCGGTTCTTCTTCCTCGAATTGAGGCTGATAACGCGCTGCTTCTTGTGCATTCATAGTGAGTGTGGCTTTCGCTTGGGCTTTCACCGCTTTCACCATTTGTTTGCGTGCTTTATCGTGTTCGCGGCCTTTCGTTTTATCACCAAATGCCACCGCATCTGTACATTTCGCTTCGGCTAAGAACACGCCATCCAAACCGTAAACCCACACTTTGTTGTGCAAGTCTTGCGGGTCGAATTTCACCACCACCTTGCGGTGCGCTGTGGCAATTAGCTCGCTCGCTAAATAGCGGTTTTTGCGATTATTGACCTTGCCACCAGCTTCTAACTCAAATGTGCCGTCTTTTCTCAATGTAACGGCTTCGCTCATCAACATTAAAAACCGCATTTGTTCTGCGCTTGCCTTGCGAATTTGCGCATTGGCGTAATCGCGTTCAAACACTTGGCTGAAACTGTAAATGCCTTGGCATATTTCGGTTTGTCTGCCTTCGCGTTCGTTGAAAGTGCGGATGCCATCTTCTATGGCTAAAATAAATGTGTCGTAATCTACGCCGTCTTTCCCGCCGTTATAGTTGTCAGGCTTGCTGTAAACATTTTCCCCGGCGTAAAAGCCCGCCAGGCTTGGGTGTTTATCAACTAACTCGCCTAAACCACCGTGTGAAAACGCACGTTCGATTGGTTTTGCTTGCCCGTGACCTTTGCCAAATTGCACCGATGTCCACAACAATTCGATGCCAAGCATTGGGATAATCCCGGTCACATCATCTTCTTTTACTTTGAAGCGGTAGCGGTTCTTAACGCCCCCTGTCATCCATTTATTTGCCGCTGCGCGGGTGTTATCAATGGTGCATTTTTTCGGGATGCCGTATTTCCAAATCAGATCCATCAAACTTAATCGGATGGTGTCGCTGTTTTCACTTAAATCTACGCGGTAGGCGAGAATTTTGCGGGTGCGAATGTCTTGCCAAATCCAGGTTTTAGGGCGGACAATTTCGCCGTTGTGCCAACGCACAAATACGTTGTGTTGATAACCGTCGCCGTTAATCCACTCAAGGGCTTCAATTTCGGCCACTGTGCGGCGCATTGATGGGTAATATTGCATGACAGCATGGTCACCTTCGCGTAATTGCACTTGCACTAATTTCGGCACTTCTCGCGCGATTTTGCGCTTAATGCTGCTCGCTGATGGTATAGACCAGCCGTTTTCTCGTGCGGCGCGTTTTAAACGCTCGTAACAGCTGCCAAATTGCGGGCATTCCGGTCTAAAATAGTCGGCTTTAAATGCCTCCCAGGCTTCTTCTGTGAAGTCTGCTTCTTTGCCAGCTTTTTTGTTGCTGTGTTTATCCAACAATAAAGGTAACCAATCCGGGCGTTCAAAAGACCGCACTTTGTAATACCAACGTTTGAGTGATCCTTTCGCGATTTCATAATCGGTAGAAACCGCATCAAGCGCCATCATTAATGCCACGTTGTTTCTCACTAAATCGTCTAGCTTGTGCAGTGGGGCGAGTTTCGCTTTTGCTTCTTCCTTTTGTTTATCGGTCGCTTTTTCATAAGGCTTCCAAATAACTTCCGGTAGGTAGTTGAGTTCTTTTTTAGCTTTCGGCGCTTCTGCCATAACTGGAGTCGCGTTTTGCTTTAATAAGATCTCGGCTTGGGCATCTTCAGGTAAGGAACTGAATTTATACTCAAATGTTTTCCCTTTTACGCCTTCTCTTTGACGTTTAACCCAATTCTCGCGGTCGGCTTTTTTGGTTATGCCACGATCTGATTTTGGTAGAGTTTCAAGCCCTAAAAGCTCTTGAACTGTTAGCCACTTTTCCATAACCAGCTCCTTTTTATAAATAACGTTCAGGCCATATTTCTTGCACTGGAACGTTGATACAATCAGAGATGATTTTTTCCCCTTTCGGGTATTTACGGTCTAATGCATTTGCTAGTGTTCTTGGGTGTAGTCCGGCATCTACAGATAACTGTGTCAGCGTTGTTCCTTGTTTACGAATCGCTGCAATAATGTCGGCGCGATGCATATTTTTTTTACTCTTTTTCATTATGTGCTATCCTTATTACGATGATTTATGTAAGTGAGTAACTTGAAAGGAACTATACAACTATTTTGTAAGGAACTCAATAGTTCGTTTCAAGAATTTTAACTATTTTTTATAGTGCTTTAAAAATCAAACAGTTAAATGCTTACTTTTAGAAACGAACTGGGTTCCTTACTAAAATTCTTATGAAGAACTTGAAAGAGTGGTTTTCAATAAAGGAATTGATGGATGAAAACTTAATAGGGCTTCCGGCCTCGGACAAAGGAATTGTTAAAAAAGCTGACCGCGAGAATTGGGTTAAACGTCAAAGAGAGGGTGTAAAAGGAAAGACGTTTGAGTACCATTACTCGTCCTTCCCACTTGAAATACAAAAGGAATTGGGCTTTTACCCCACTGAAATGCGCATGCACGTTCCTGATATTGCAGAAACGGCGGGGCGTTATATAAAAGAAGCCTTAAATAAAGCCACTGAGCTTGTTAGCGTGCCTTTTTATAAGACGTTCGCTTCTGCCGGCTTTGGGGCTTTTAATGATGACGTGTATGAACCGGATGATTTTGTTGGGCTAAGCGCGCGCTGGTTGCAGCAACGCGGCCTTCAAAAGAATAAGCTGGCATTTATTCTAACCTCCGGCGATAGCATGACCCCAACAATCCACCACGGCGATATGTTATTAATCAACCGTGCCGTAACCACGCCGCGTGATGGGCAGATATATGTTATCCGTTCGGGCGATCAGCTTTGGGTTAAGCGCGTCCAGGGTATTCCTGGCGGCATTCGCTTGATTAGCGATAATAAAGAAATCTACGCCCCGATAGAGCTGATGTTTGAAGATAATTTAAACTTTGAAGTGTTGGGCCAGGTTGTTTTCATCGGCCACGACTTAATTTAAAGATTTAAACCTAAATTTAAAGCCATTTAAACCGCGTTTAATGTTTCCCATTTTTAGCGGTTAAACTGCCAATATTTAGGAAAATTTTCTCATTTCATTATTTCTATTTTTTAACTAATAAAAAAGGGGCTGGCACGCCGCCAAGCCCCGTTTTATCTATATTTATCCCGCTTATTCCCGAAAATTCCCGCCCAATCCCTATTTGTTTTTATGTTTCTCATATTTAGTGGTTGTAGATAATGGGGATTGGTCTCTGCTTGGGTGTTTTGAGGCAGGCTCATAGTTTTATATTATTAAATTTATGCAAGGGAGTTTCATTTTTTTATGAATAAGATTTTTAAAGTAATTTGGAATCGTACTACTCAGTCGTTGGTGGTGACGTCCGAATTAGCAAAAGGGCAAGTAAAATCATCTTCTGATGTTTCAGTGCCGACAGTTGTAGGTCGAGTCAGTAAATTATTTAAATTAAGTGCTGTTGCATTGGCAACATTGGGTGTTGCAGGACAGGCAGATGCGATTTCGGCTCCTCTAAATAATTTCACTTATCAACCGAATAACTTTTTGATTGCTGGTGGCGGTGGTACAGCAACTGATACTGGCTCTGTTGCTATTGGTCATCAAGCCTCCGCAGATCATGGGGGTGTGGCTTATGGCCGTTTTTCTAAGGGAACAGGGGCTAATAGCGCGGCTTACGGTATTGCTACAAAAGCAACAGGTACTAAATCAGTTGCAGTTGGTTCAGATGCTGTAGCGAGCTCAAATTTTGCAGTAGCAGTAGGGGCTAGTGCTAATGCAAAAAATACTGATGATGTCGCGTTAGGTGCAGGTTCAGTCACTGGAAATCGTAATTCATTAACTTCAATTACAATTAATGGAAATGAAGTTGGTAATAATGGTCAAGAGAGTGGAACGTCTGTTCTCGCGGTCGGTAATAGTACCTCTGCTAGACAGGTTCAATATGTTTCAGCAGGCTTAATTAGCGCAACTTCTACCGATGCGATTAATGGTTCACAGCTTTACAACGTGATTACAGTCGTAAATTCAACGGCAAGTACGGCAACATTAGCACAAGCTACCGCAGATAATGCTAAAACTGTTGCAGATGATGCTAAAACTAAAGCAGAAAGAGCAGACGATGCAGCAGCCGGTGCGAAAGGTACGGCAAATAATGCTCTAGCTCTCGCAACAACGGCAAACACTACTGCAAATAATGCATTAGAGTTGGCTAATCAAGCCGCTAATATTTATTTCCATGTAAATGATGGAACAGAGGATATAGATAGACTTCCTTCAGAGGAGAGTTTAAGAACTAATGGCGGCTCAGTTCGTTCGTCTGCTGGTGCACAAGGTATATTTTCTATTACAGCAGGTATGCGAGCAACAACCACCGAAACAGCATATAATGCAATTGCTATGGGTAACGGTGCTTCAGCAGCATCTGAAGATGCAGTGGTAGTGGGGTCTAATAGTGCAGCTCGCACAGGGACAGTAAATGCAACCGTATTAGGTGCTAATTCTGTGGCCGAAGCAAATTCAGTGAATGCGACTGTAGTGGGACAATTCTCTGCAGCGGGTAAAGATTCTGTGAATGCAACCGTTGTAGGTTCAAGAAGTTATGTTCGTCCAAATACAAATGATGGTACAGCATTAGGTCATTACGCTGGTGTGGATAACAGCACAACAAATGGTACATCAGTTGGTGCTCGCACTTGGGTTGGTGAAAATGTAAAAAATGGTACAGCATTAGGGGTGTATAACCTTGTTGGTAATAACACCCAAAATACTATTGCTGTAGGTGTTGCAAATAACGTAAAAGATGGCGTTAAAAATAACACGATTATTGGACACGGTAATACTATTGCATCAAACGGTACAACCGTATTGGGTAATAACTTAAATATCGCTGCAGGTTTAGATGAAGCAGTGGTTTTAGGTAATCATTCAACTACGACAGGTTCTCATCCTATTGCAAATGTAACTGAAGCAACTGTGGGTAATTTAACCTATAGTGGCTTCAAAGGAACCGTTGCAGGTGCAGGTAGCTTTGTAAGCGTAGGTGCGGTAGATGATGAGCGTAAATTGATCAATGTTGCAGCAGGAAATATTTCCGCGACTTCAACAGAAGCGATCAATGGTTCACAACTTTATGCAGTAACTTCACAATTAGATAAAACAAACGAAACAGCGAAAACAGCAGCTTCAAGTGCAAGTAATGCAGTTTCTTTAGCCTCTACAGCAGCTTCAGCTGCAACATCAGCGGCGGAAGTGGTTACCAGCAACTCATCTGCGGCAGATTCTTCAGCGAAAGCCGCAAGCTCATCAGCGTCAGCGGCAGATAGCTCAGCGACTGCAGCAAGCTCATCAGCGTCAGCGGCAGATTCTTCAGCGAAAGCCGCAAGCTCATCAGCGTCAGCGGCAGATAGCTCAGCGACTGCAGCAAGTTCTTCAGCTTCAGCAGCAGACAGCTCTGCAACCGCAGCAAGCTCCTCAGCATCTGCAGCAGATAGCTCAGCAACTGCAGCAAGCTCATCTGCTTCAGCGGCAGATAGCTCAGCAACCGCAGCAAGTTCATCAGCTTCAGCAGCAGATAGCTCAGCAACTGCAGCAAGCTCTTCAGCTTCAGCGGCAGATTCTTCAGCGAAAGCCGCAAGCTCATCAGCGTCAGCAGCAGATTCTTCAGCGACTGCAGCAAGCTCTTCTGCATCAGCGGCAGATAGCTCTGCAACTGCAGCAAGCTCATCAGCTTCAGCAGCAGATTCTTCAGCGACTGCAGCAAGCTCATCCGCATCAGCGGCAGATTCTTCTGCAACAGCAGCAAGCTCTTCAGCTTCAGCAGCAAATAGCTCAGCAACTGCCGCAAGCTCTTCAGCTTCAGCAGCAAATAGCTCAGCAACTGCAGCAAGCTCTTCAGCTTCAGCAGCAAATAGCTCAGCAACTGCAGCAAGCTCTTCAGCTTCAGCAGCAAACAGCTCAGCAACTGCCGCAAGCTCATCAGCATCAGCGGCAGATTCTTCTGCAACAGCAGCAAGTTCATCCGCTTCAGCGGCAGATTCTTCTGCAACTGCAGCAAGCTCTTCAGCATCAGCGGCAGATTCTTCAGCGAAAGCCGCAAGCTCATCCGCATCAGCAGCAGATAGCTCAGCGAAAGCCGCAAGCTCATCCGCATCAGCGGCAGATTCTTCTGCAACAGCAGCAAGCTCATCCGCATCAGCGGCAGATTCTTCTGCAACCGCAGCAAGCTCTTCAGCTTCAGCAGCAGATTCTTCTGCAACCGCAGCAAGCT